CCATCATGTGTCTGAATAGCTAACATTTCATTAAAAGTATATTTAATATCATGTTGCTGGAGTAGAAATAATCCACGATCTGGAACGGCTGCGAATGGTAATGCTTTATTAAACATATAATCTTCACCTAATTTATCACGTCTCCAATTATCTGTCTGGGGTACATATGCTTCTTCAGTATCAGAACCCATTTTACCTAGGTCATGGTTAATTGCCGAGAATACTAATTCTTCCTGGGTAAATGTAGTCATATCACAACCAAATCCTTCCCATACAGCGGACATGGATAAAGCTGCTTTTACTACTCTATTAACATGATCTACATATCCACCTGGAAATGCTGAATGGTATTCTTTCTTATGTGCCGCTGGCATTAAAATGATACGGTCTTCATATCTATTATAAAAATCAAATAATTTTTCTTTACGATCCCCAGTAATATAGGTTCCAATATTAGTTTTAAATTCGACCCAATTAGCTTGGATTTGTTCTGCTGATAATTTCATAACTTTTATTTTAAATTTTTAATTAATTCGTCTGCTGTTTCTTTGTCGTCTATAAATCTTGCCCATTTTCCATCTGGACAAGATGATATTAAAGAACGTGTTTTACTTGCCATAGAACAACCACATAAAGAACAACAAGGTTGAGTACCTGGTATGGTACATTTGCTTCCTTTTTTATCTAGGTAAGTACATTGTTGGCAAATCGACCATCTAATAGCAGCTATTTGTTCAACATCCTCCTTTACAAATATTCGGTTTTTAATTCCCTCATATATAGCAGGCATGTTTCCAAAAGCGTTTATTAATTGGTTAAATCTATTCATTAACTCTCGGTTCTCTTTCAACCATAGATCTAATTTCTTCAATAATGTTTTTACCCTTTTCAATACCTTCTTTGTAAGTTTGAAGTGGTTCATTGGTGTTTACAATCCTTTGAAGATTAATTAAAACATGGTCTAATGTTTCTAATTTTCTGTTGATTAATTCTCTATTTCTCATATGTGTAATTTTATAAGAGGTAAATTTTATCCCCCTTTTTAAACCTTTATTCCCATCCCCTTTTTTTCCCAAAACCTGTATTTCAAATGTACGAATAGATTTTTGGATAACCTAGTTATTCTGAATGTTCTTTTGATATTTCTTTTATTTTATAGATATGTGCGCATTTTTCATATTCTTCATAACTTTCAAAAAAATTGATTGCACCATCTAAAGTTTTATTAAGTGTTAAGGGGTTAAAATTAATAATAGCATCAACGTCACCACTTTTTTCAACATCCACATTTTTAATATAATACCAAGCCCTATGATATACCGTATATTCAGATGCTTCTTTAGTAGTTTCCACGTTATAATCAGGTTGTTCTTGTTTAAGAAATTTTTCTAATTTTTTATGAAATATTTCATGATTTTGTATAAGTTTGACAAACATTCCTATTTTAGCATAAGGTCCATTCATAAATTCCTGGATTTCTTCATTGGTTTTATCACCACTGACTTCTTTCCCATCTACAAATAATTTAAATATTTTATCTTTATCTATCATTAATATTGTTTAATTATAAATATACTAACTATCTAATTCTTTTAACTCAAATTCAATATCCTTAATAATTTGTTGTAAAATATTATATTCTTTTACTACATCTTTCTTTTGTGGATTATCTGGGTGGTATCTCCAAACTTCCTCCATTACAGTTGTGGTTGCTACTAAATCATTTAATAATTCAGTTTTAATATGGTCTTTATCCATTTGTTCTTGTGTTATATCCATTTTTTATTTAAATTTATTACCAATTAATATAATATTATTTTTTGCTTCTTCCAAACTAATATGGAAAAATTCTTTTCTATTATTAACTCTAAAAGCTTTTAATTTCTCATGAGTCATTCTTTCTACCATTTCACCATTAAAACACTTGTAAGCCCATTCCACTTTATAAGGTGTAGGAACACCAGTGGCAGATGATATTTGAGTTGCTCTTTCTTCAGGTTTTAATTTAGTATATCCAATTTTTAGATATTCTTTAGGTAATGAGGGGTTTGATAATACATATACCCATTGATCTCCTTCACCTTGATCGGCATAAATCCCATACTTTTTTTCGGTATAATACGTTACATCTTCCCATCCCTCACCTCGTTCACTTGGGGTGATGGTGAAAAAAGCTGCGTTTTCAATACCGGTATTTCCGTAATTTTCACGAAGGGGAATTAACCCCTCCGCTACTTTATCTGTTATCCTTTTCATTATGCTACGAATTCTAATGCTTTACTAAACATTTTTTTATTTACGTCTTGATCTTGCTTAAAATTCTTAATAACTCGAGCTTGACGTTTTTTTCCTGTTTTTGTAATATATTCGAAATTACCTTCAATAATATTTTCTTGAACTCTATTAAATACTTCCCAAAGCATATTTCCTTCATCTGCTTTACGTTGAGCTTCTAAAACTTCCCCAATTGCTTGATCATCAAAAGTATTTTCTGTACCTTCTACTCTAATATCTAGAAATGATTTAGCAAGATCAAACATTTGTTCTTCTTGCAATTCAACTTCTTTCATCTTATTCATTGCTTCAACAGTTAAAGGTAATCTTTCAACCATTTCTTTAATTGTATCTTGTAAAGTTGAGAAATCATAACCCATATGACGGATCTTTACATCCTCAAATGTATCTGTAGCTATAACTAAACCATTTTCACAAATCATTCTAAATAATCCAGCTGTAAATTGGAATGAATTTTTACCATCATGAGAATTTGTAAGTAATACTTGTGGATAAACAGTATCACCATCTTCCCCATTAATAACAACATCATTATTTCTAAAAACAACTAAGTGCTTTTGAAAACCATTTGTTGACTCTTTTCTTGATTGAACTTCTTTAGCATCAACAACTCCCCAACCTAATAATTCCATATCTTTGATCACTTGATCAGTTGGAATGTGGGTATACTTATCACTTGTACTTTCTGAACCAACTTTGGTAAAAATACTTGGAGCAATTTCTCTTAAATCTTCTAAACTTTTGAACTCTGAATTTGTGTAATCTAACATAACTTTTATTTGTTTTAATTATTAATATACGTGAATATACGAACCCTATCCCGGGAAGCCAAGCTTCCCGTGCATTACCTTTAAATTGTTTTAAATGTTTTTTTAACTAATAAACTTGGTGAAACTCTCATCATAGCACCATTTGCACCTTTAACCCCAATATTTTTAGAATTAATTTTATAAATAGTAAATGTATCATTAGGACTAACTTTTTTATGGTTAATACCAACTATATCCCCAATTTGGAAATCATCTTTAGTTGCTTTTACAACTTTTTCTCCTTTTCGAGCTGTCATTTTAGATCTTAACTCACTCCCATCAAAACTGATAGTACCTAATGAAATATTACAACCATACTGCTCTTCTAATTTAGCAACTGCTAATTGAAAATCACTTCTAAACTCTTTAACATTTTGTCTATTAAACATAACCTTTATTTTAAATTAATTAATGAAACTTCGTGCCCCACTTATGTGTAAATATACGAACCCTATCCCGGGAAGCCAAGCCTCCCGTGCATTACTTTAACTTACTTTATAAGCACTATTTACTCTACGTGTTAGACGCTTATCATCTCTCCAATTACCTTTTATTACACCATCTATAAGAGCAAATGCATGTCCTTTTACTGTAATAATATAATTACCTTCACTGTGTGCCTTAACAAATTCATTTACTTTATAAGGCACTTGAACTATTTCGCGTTTAGTAACCCATTTACTTTTAGCATTACTCCATTTCTCAACTTTAGATTTCTGAGGACGAGTAACCCATTTGTAATCGCTGTATTTCCTTGTTTTACCTAATTGCTGAATCTTTTTACCAAATGCTTGTTTAATTTTAGGTAGATACCATGATGTATAAGTGCCCTTACCAGATTTACGGTGCAATTTCATTTCACAAAAATGATGTGCTTTAATATAATCAACATCAAACGCATGTGATACGGCTCTTACAACACAATCATTTTCTTCTTTATTAGATAACATTGAAGATGCTTCAGGAATACCAAATTTTGTAATTAATCTTTGTGCTTCTGTTCTTTTATAACTCATATAACCTTTATTTAATATTAGCAATCTCACTAACATTGTAAATATACGAAAGATATCCCGGGAAGCCAAGCCTCCCATGCATTATTTTAAACAGTAATTCCTACAGAAATACCACCTGTTCCCCTTAAAAATGAAGAACTTAAAGCTATATTAGAAGTTGGCGTAAATTGATATATACCACCACCTTCAGGTACAACTACAGAAGATATGTAAGAAGAGGTAATTAAGGTATTTTGGTCAATATTGGAAAATGAAGAATATGAACCTAAGGCATTAGTAGGCCTAGTTGAGTCATAAAAGCCATTGCTATCTCTAACAGTCTCTACAGTAAAATATGCAGATCCAGTGCTAGTAGTATTAGTAATAGTAAAAACATAAGATACACCACCAGTTAATGCTTCTATTGGTGTTCCTGCTCCCTTTAATTGACTTGCGGTATATGATGCCATACGATTGTTTTATTATAAATATATAAAGGGCGGAAAACGACTCTTTCTCTTATACATACCCACATCCATAAATACGTATATACTAAATAATACATAAATTTTTTATAATATTGCGTGGTTTC